ACCATTACTATCATCAAGTGTTTGTATGTAATCATTTATCTCTTTAGATAAAGACCCTGTTACACTACTTGCTGCAGCACTTATGTCATTAATAATAACTTTTGTTATTGTATTATAATTTGCCATTTTATTCTCCTATTAGTTTTAAAATTCTTTATAGGTTTCGGAGTGGGAATAAACCCACTCCATAGTACCTAATTACTATTCGCTGTTAGTTATTAACCAGCTGCTGCTGCGAACGGACATTCACTTGCATCTGCAACTAATCCGTTTACATACCATCTTGAACCATCTGTAAAGATGTCAAAACGGTCTCCTGGTGTCGCTGCTGCAGAACAAGCAATGTAATCATCGTTGTTTACTGCAATGTCGCCTGCGTCGCCATCAACTGCTACTGTATGTCCTACTACATCATTTCCAGAGCCAAAGTCAATGTTGACTTTTTGATTCATTCCAGTATCACTACCGTCTGTATCTTCTGTTAAAATGATTGAGCAATGCCATCCAATTGCCACACTAGCTAAAGCTGGTAGGTCAATTTCTGTTGTTGCTGTAGGGTTTACTAGAACGTAAGAACCACTATGTGCATCAGTTAAAGCATAGTCTGCTTGAACTTTAACAATTTTAAGGTCAACGTTACTAACACCGCTATTACTGTTTAAGTAGTCTGTTTTCATCTTACAATCCCTCCACGTTATATAAAGCGTGAGATTCTGGTAATGTGATTTCTAGACCTGCTTCTGTAAGAATCATGTCTTTTCTCAAATCTTCATCTGCACTTTGTACATTTGTCATAATTTGAGTATCACGATTTAAACCGTTACCAACTAATGGTCTGTATGCTAACTGACTCATGTCAGCCATCATCATCATTCCACTTGCAACTCCTCTAAAGAGTGGTTGTTTAACTAAGAACATACTTCCGTGCACAGTGTTAATTTCCATTAACTTGTGTCCGAATGCACCTTCTACGTCATTCATATTTACTCTGTAAGGACTGCTGTTAGTACCAGTTGCTGTTGGTGTAGCCATCTCTGCCGCATTTTTATTATACGATAAAGAGTTGGACATGAAAGCACCATCGCCCATTTTGTTAAAAAATGAAATCACCGGTAAAGAAGCCATAACAAGTTTTTCACTTGCTCCGCCTCTTGCTGGGTCAAATATAACTTCTAAGTCTGATAGTAATCTATCGTATGTTAACTCAGCTGTAGTACAACTTCTGTAATAACCTTTTCCTACGGAATAAGCTAGTGCAGAGTCATCTACTACTGAAGCTACATTTTTTAAGATATTTCCTACTAGACCTTCAGTATATTGAACGCCATTTACGCGAGCTTTTTGACCAAAGAGCATAGCTCTTTCAATGTCAATTTTATGTTCACGTAGTTTTTGAGCCCAAATTCTATCGAACTCATTAGCATAGCCACGGTGACGTGTTGCTATTGCTGTATTTGTTAATTCACACGCTGTTTTAAAAATTTGCGTAAAACCAAATCCGTCATCTAATGTATCACTAAATGTATCTGGTGATGCAGTACCTTCTTCAAATGATGTACCAATAATTTGGCAAGCATCTCCGTCTGAAAGTATATTATAACCAGATGTAGTAACATCAGAAAGTTCAATAATTCTACCTTGGAAGGTAGTTTCTGTTGAACCTGCGACTGGACCTGACTCAACTCTTACTAGAGCTTGTGAGTATCCTGCGTCTGCATCTAACACACCTACTGCGAATACCATTCCTTTTGTAAGAAATTTAATTGCAGCACCTGCGTTGTCATCGACTTGGAAAGAGTAAACACTTCCTGCTGTAACAGCACTTCCGCCATTTACGTCTGCGTCTAAGTTAAATGTTCTTGCAGTATAGTTGATTTGTGTTCTGTTTTCAAGAAAACGGAATACATTATCATCTGTTGCTACTTTAGAAACATTACTTAGGTAGGTAAAAAACGGTGACTCTTCCGGTGTTAGTTCGGCAACTCTGTCAGAGAAATCATAAAGTTTTCTCTGGTCAGGTGCTTGACCGTAACCAGCTGAGCTAGTTTGTGCTGTTATGTTGGAAGCTTTTAGTATTCCTTCATTTATAGCCATATTTTAGTCTCCTAATATGTGTTATTTAGCTAGTCTTCCGCCACGGCTTGTATTCATAATTCTATCCCAAACTTTGTCGCCTTCTGAGGCTTGTGGCTGTTCGCCGCCCTGAAGTACTCCAGCTGGTTTAGGAACTGACTTAGCAGCTTTTACAGCTTGTTTGTTTTCATTAGGTTTTGCACTTATACCTTTACCTTCTTTCCATACCTTAATTAAAGTCTCAATAGGTAAGTTAGCTTTAGGTGTAGTTGCAAATCGTAAAAACTCTTGGGCATCATCTGTGCCTAAGTTGTGTTTGCTTACTAATTCACTTTGTAAATTATTCATTGCCATTTCGTTTTTAAGTCTAGCTAATTCGTTATCAACTGTCTCATGTACAAGCTTTTTCTCTTGACCTACTCTAAATTTATAGGATTCAGATTCTGGCTTGTAATAGGCGTCCCAAGGGTCAAAATTGTCTGGTGTTGTACTTTCTCCAGAATTATTGCCCGCTTCAGATTCTCCTGCAAGATTTTTTTCAATTACGTCTACCAATTCAGGTCTAGAGTTCAGAGTATCTTTTAATACAAGTAAGTCTTGTGACTCTCTTGTAAGATTTTCGTGTTCTGCTGTTTTCTTGTCGTACATTGATTGAAACTTTTTAGCTTCAGTTTCCCAATCTACTGCTTCCGATTCAGATGCTTCTACACCTTCAATCGGCTCACTTTCAACAGAGATAGATTCTACCTCTGCACTTTGAGTTATTGGGTCTTGTTTTTCAACCTGTTGTTTTTCTTCGTTTGCCATTATTTTTTTTCTCCTTCCGATTTAGCTTATTGCTCAGAACCGGGGTTGTTTTTCTTTTCGTTTTCTACAGATTGGCCCATTTGGTCTACAATATTGCCTAGTTCCATTACTTTTTCTTTTTCTTTAACTTTAGTGGCTGACGTAATTTCAGTCAAATCTGACTTAAATTTCTCAACTTCTGTTCGTTTTCTAGCAGATAACTGCTCACGTTCAGAAGTTTGTAAGTCGCCAGTAAGTTTCTTTACTTGACCTTCAAGCTGTGATATGTACTGTTGCATTTGTGCCATTGCACCCTTTCTCTGTAAAACACCTTCTTTGTCAAAGATTTCGCTTTTCTTCAAAACCTCAACGTCGTCTACCAGACCTAACTTATACGCATCAAGGTACATATTATATTCTGCCACCTTGTTGCTCGGTAAAGTTGAACCTGATATTATACGAATATCGTGCTGTCCCAATGAAATATCATTTTCTATAGCTGCGATTTCGCTTGATTTATCGTCGTATAACTTCATATTTACTGCAAATTCAGTAATACTGTTATTTGGTTGTACGATTCTAAAAGTTTTTTGGAATTTATAATGTTCCTTCGCTAAATTGTAGACTACTTGTCCTACTTGAGTTAGAGAAGACTCTATATCTCTTAGCTTAGATTTACCTCTAGACTCACC